CTTTTCCGCATTTCATCCTTTGATTCTATTTTTATCTTTCCGCTTGAGGTATATTTGTACAAAGGCGAAGCGAGTTCCGAGGCAAGCTCGTCATCAATAGGAAGTCGGCAATCACGCTTCGCCAACCAATCTTTTACCTCAAACCATAATTCAGCTCGGAGATTCAAATAATTTTTTTTCGTGCTTGGTGCTTCCGCAACATTGATCCCACGCACGGGAAGATTCTGTTCAGCAAGTCTGTCCACCACGCCCGAACCAAGACCAATCACATCAATTAAGATTTCGCTCGGACGCTCGAGCGCAGTAGCGTCATCGTATCTATTTTTTACTGCACCGCAGAGTTGCATCAGATCCATGCTTGGAAAAGTAATAAGTTCAAAAACAGTATTTCCCTGGCGTACGCACAAAGCAGAATTATCTCCGCCAAAGCGGGCAACATCCAAGCCCCATACTATAGGTGCGCTCGCGGTGAGCGATACATCACGCCCCATGGACGCACGAATTAACTCCATTGGTATGACAGTGTCATCGTCCGCAGATGGGAACTCGCCCATAACTTCCACGCGTGCGACAGTAGAATCTTCTCCGTATTGCTCAATCATTTTTTGGAACAGGTCTTTGTCCGTTCCTTCGACCGTGCGGGAATCTATTTGTTCGGTTTTCCAGAAAGATCTTTTGGAATGGAAAGAATCATAAAATGGGCCTGTGTTCCTGCGTGGGTTGGAAAAGGTAAACCAAAAACGATTCTTCGTGGGTTCGGAGAAGAAACCTTCCGATACAGAATATATGGGTGCTGGTATACCAGATGCTTCGTCCATGATTAAACAAACACCATAAGATGAATGGATACCCGCAAATGCGTCTGGATTCTCCTCAGACCATAATTGAGCCTGTGCATAGTAGTAACCAGTATCTATCTTTAGATCTTCTATCAGGGCTTTCTCAAACCATTGTGCTGGTTTTATGGTAGTAGCCGTCTTGTTAAACCAATGAGAGTGTATAGAAAGCGTTAGCCACTTTCCTAACTCAGCCCATGTTCTACTTCTAAGCTGCTGCTCTGTGTTGGCTGTGACGATTATGGTTGATCCTAGTCTGGTTGACAGCATCCAAAGTATTAACCATGAAACTAAAGCAGACTTACCAATACCACGACCAGAAGCAACTGCCATTCTAAACATCTCAGGCATATCAATACTTTCATTTCTTTGGATATGCGTTGAAATTTCCCTCAAAATTTTTTCTTGCCACTTCCTTGGCCCTTCAAAATGCTCGAGGGGGGTATCCTTTTGTCCCCAAGGGAACACAAATCTGACAAAGTTTAGTGGATCATCTTTTATATTCATTGACCAGATAGAGGTCATTAGTTCCTTTTCTTGCTTAATTGGATATTTCATAAAATTTTATTTCAACAGTTCCATGTACTCTGCCCCCGCCCATCCGCATGAACGGGGGGCTACAGCGATAGTGAGTACTTACTTTCATGTTAGTGAGTGCTTACTATCATTGTATGCGTTGCCGTGCGTGCGTTCGCGAGCGAGCGAAGAAAAAGCCGCGCCAATCTTGGAGAGAAAGGGAGAAAAGATATTTCATGCGTGGCTAATCCTCGCTCTTTGTTTGTTCTGCGCTCGTGCGTGCGCTCTGCTCAACGCTTATAAGCTCGCTAATATCTAGGCCTTGCTTATTCGTTAGCTCGTGCGTGCGTTGAGCGTCTTGCCGTTCGCTCGTGCCTTCAATTATGCGTTGCCGTGCGTCCGTGAGAATTCCGCCTAGGTCGAGATTGTGATTTACTTCTTGGCGGTCTGCCCAGTTTTCCGATCTATTTTTTAAGTAGAATATTTGGGCAGTGACATTGTTCTCAAAGAGAGCATTATTCATGAGAGCCTGGGCAACTTTAGATACTCCTAATGCTTCCCCCTTTTTTAATGCGTGCTGTATTTCCTGAAATTCCTTTCTATTGCGGTCTAATGTTGACCAGGAAACACCAAGGCAACGACATATCTGCCGAAGCGATAAACCTTGAGCCGCATATTCTGTAATTTTTTCTAATGTTTCAGGATTATTAAGATCTTTCTTTTTTCTTCCTGGTTTACCTGGTATTTTAGATGTTCCCATTTTCTCCGCTCTTTACCTTATTTATTGTAATTTATACCTGGAAAATTATTTTTATTTTTTTTAATTATTTTGTTGATATGTTTCTCAAAATATGGAAAATAGGGAATACCCATTCTGTTTTGGGTAATTTAGGGCATAGCCCAGGAGATAAATAAAATGAGTAAAAAAGAAAAAATGTATAAAGCGATTGACCAACACGGCCAGCGTTTAAACAACATATTCAAAACCAATATGGATAATGTTGCCTTATGTAAAAAGTTATTCAGGTTAGAAAATAAAACCTGGAGACTTGCAACAGATTACTGTAATGGTCTTGTTCAATGTGATGAATGGGATAACCAAACAGATAAAATACTGTCCAAGGTTTCCGAGGTATTAGGAACAGATAAAGCTAATATTTATATCAATGGAGACCCTAGAGGTTATTCCCTCAAATTTAATATCGACTTTACTAACCAACATATAAAAAATATGTATCGTGATTTGGGTGGTTATGGAATTATCGCGCCTGATTTTAGATTAGAGAAGGTGGCCTAAATGAAAACAGTTAATATTAAATTAAATAAAAAAGAGTTAAGCGCATTAATGGATTTTATTGAGCTGGATACGGCTACTGTTGAGGCGGAAAATAATTGGGAAGATACAACTTGTGCCGTTAGTGATTTAAATAGGGCAGAAGCAGATAATTTATTTTATAAGCTGTATCACGGGGAGAGATCTCTAGCAGTTGATGAAATTAAAAATAAAAATTTCTAAGGGGGAAACATGAAACCAGAAATAATCAGAAACTTAAAAGAAACAGAGTACAAACAAGTACGAGTTAATACACGCAAGGGAATTATTAACTGTTATGACATTAGACCAAGGATATTTAATACCTGGTTAATTAATGACTTTGATATTCCAAGCACTAGAGCGCAAAAGCTAGGCGTTGCGATTGATGCCCTGCATGATGCTTTATGCTACATGGACGAAGAATACCAGGAGAAAATATTTAATATGCCAATTAAAGACCTGGTTAACCAATTCGCGAAACTTGAGGAACTAAGGACGCTCTAATGAAAACTTATATAACTAATATTGGCGGTGTGAAAATCACCGCCCACAGTTTAGAAGAATTTAACGCAAAGATTGCCTACGCTTTAAAATGCCAAAAGAATTATAAGGCACTAAAAGATTTAGAACTTAAATACACGAGAGGAGAAAATTAAATGTTCCTCAGACGCACACACAACGCACAGGAGAGCCGTTCTTTAACTAGGACGGCATACCCTACGCATAACGCATATAAACGCATTTAAGGGCATATATGACCAAGTACAAACTAATTTACACGGAGTACACGGACGGACACCAAGCGGACGGAGAAACCAAACAAAAAGAATTTCAGGCCGAGAGCCTAAAAGATTTATTTATTCAAGTGTTAGAGATAACGCAACGGAATGAAATAAAACCAAGCAACATTAACGCAATACTGCGGGGAGAGAAATAAAATGAGAACAAGACCAAAGAAACCTAATATATCCATAGGATTAAAAATAAAAGTATTTGATTTAAACGGAAATCCTGACGAGGTTTATAGAACTTTAAGTCACGAGAATATGCCTGATAGAGTATTTGATGTTATTTATGATGCGGTCATAGATTATCTTGTAATGGAGAGAAAAGAAATTGAAGAATTTTTAGCACAACAGGAGACAGCATGAGTATCAAGATAGATAAAAGATCTAAACATAGTGCATATATAACTGTGGGGAATATAACGATTTATGTTGAACACTCTCCAAAATGTGCAGAGGAATATATTTCTATATGGAAAGAAAACCCACATCAAGAAACAATTTTTAAAAGTTATTTTGACTTTGATAAAAATAAAACTGTAATAGAGGTAACAAAATGACAGAACACACAGACAAAGTAGAAGCTAGACGCTTCCAGTTATTCAAAGAAAGTACAGACTTACCAACGCTAGAAACTAGGGCGGGCTGGAATTACATTCTTAAACATTACCCAAGCGGTAAAAAAATTAAAGTCTTTGACGATAAACGCAAGAAAGACCAAATCATTAACGAGGGGGGAAACTAATGAATAAGGAATTAATATGGGACAGCCATAGAGATTGCAATGTATGCGGAAAATCTTTTAACCTTTTTGACGGCTACGGATTACTTGATTTAGAGGAAATCCTAGACTGCACGGAAGAACGCCAACACGAATGGCAAAAAGAAAACCCAGATATAGATTTAACTGGCTATTTTTGCGGAAATTGTGCTGGAGATACTATCGAAGATATAGAGGGAGAAACTAATGGATAAAGCATTAAAAGCAGTAAGAGAGGCAAGCATTTCTATAGCTTGTTTATTAGATGATGTATCAGTAAATAGAAGCGAAGAAATAAATCTTTCAGAATTGCATAAAGATATTGAGCATATTCAAGATCAAATAACAATTCTGGAAAACTATCTTGAGCCTTTTGTTATAGAAGAACTCAATAATTCTATTGCAGACAAATACCAAGCAATAACCAACGATAACGCGGATTACTTTGTACAAGGAGAAAATAATGAGCGTAATAACTAAACCAAAAACAAAAACTAAATCATGGACGGCAGTAATAACTTACTCCGTCTTTGATATGGGCAGAGAATGCGATACTCAAGAAGAATACATTGAGATGGTTAAAGATCATTTCAGAGAAGAGCATAATATTGAGTTAAGCGATAATGAAATAAGCGATATCGAATTTGACGAGGTGGAATATGATTAACACCACCTTTTATTTTGACTACAACGGCACGGCTGTTTCTTGGAATTACAAGGGCGACTACACGGACAACACCAGCCCAATCTATAAGGCGTACAACCACAAGACATATAAACCACGCCTAAACGATCTTGTAATCCTAGAAACGCACGGCCACGATAAACGCACGCTTAAACAGGCACTGTTAGAAAGCATCAACGCAATACCGCTTGATAAACCAAAAACAATATGGGGGAGATAATGCAAAAATACTTATTACATATAGAGCCAATAGAAATTACCGAAGAAGAATACAAAGATATTAAAAAAATTGGTTTTGAAGATTGGATTTTTGAACAAGCGGAATTGCAAAACATTGAACAAAACCGCATAGAAAAAATAAAGTAAAAAAAATGAGAAATATTATTTGGGAAAGTGTCGCTAAACGCGAAAATGGAAATCCTATAATTGTTATCCAACAATTAAAAAACGGATATGCAATTAAAGAATGCAACCTTAAAGGTGAATACAAAACCTGGAGAACTTACGCGGAACTATGGGACGCTGAAAATCACGCGATCACCCGCACGCTCGGACACACGCATGATTGAATTTCTCATACGCACGACCGCATTTATAATTCTTTTTACCTTTATTTATATTATCGCCTGGATTTTTATAGATAAGTTAAAATAACTCTTTACGCACGGGAACGGGTAATTGTATATATTTATCTCCCCCCTTACGAACGCTCGTTCTCGTGCATCTGCTTAATCATCACTACACCCAAACCCACTAACAGAATATGCTTACGCACGCCCGCTTTCGCTTTCCGCACGAGCGTCCGTTCGTTCTCTAACGCTATCCACAAGATATTCTTATCCACAAGCTCACTCACGCACGCACCTACTGTATTCCTACTGAGGCCTATCATCTTCGCGTAGTACGCATAGGCATCATGACTGCTCATAGTTTCTGCTCTGTAGCGTTCGCATATTGCCCAGAGTGTTAGCTTGCTTCCAGGCGAGAGCGTACGATCGCCTGCGTGCGTGCGAAACCACTTCCACACACATACTCGCATCTTGCTGAAGTTTCTATACTTTGCAACTACGCTCGCACGAACGCACCCACTTTTGCTTTCGTTCTCAGGTATTGCATCTTCTATCCACCAGAACTTATCCATTTACTTTAACCCCCATAAGAGAGATTGCCGTGCCAACGGCAATTCTCTATATGTTATGTTATGGATATATGCAAAGTATCTTTGCATTAATCGCCAAGTATCTTTGCATCTATTGCAAAGTATCTTTGCATTAAACAGGTGATCGAGAGTGAAAATACCAAGTAAAAAAATCATTTTTGAAGGGTAGATTTCGACTTTTTCACTTGGTTTTTTTCGGAAGGAGAAGTGTTATTTCCACCCTCGATCTTAATTCTTTTGTTAAATATCCGCTCAAAATTTTCATCAAACTTTGACTTATCGTACGGACGAGGTTTACTGCCCTTGCTCATTGTTTTCTCCTTTTGGTAATTGTTCCAGGTCAAACCAACCCCATAAATAATTAATCATTATTCTCTCCCTGTGCCATTACAGTATTCGCAAACTTCGTTTGTTGGTAATGTGCCACAGCCATTACAGTTAGGACATTCGTCTTTCATTCTTGCCACCACAACATATAAATGGCCAAGACCATAAGAAATACTACTAAGTTTGTCATTAAAAAATCACTCATTGGTCATCTCTCCCAAAGGCTATCTGGGAAATGATGTTAGGTAATCGTTTCACAATATCCTTTTCTTCTGGTGTTTTCTTTTTTTTGTTATCAATCCTCGTGCCGTATTCACCTAACGCACAGAGAATAATATGTTTATCTTCGCTATCTAATATTAGTTTAAGTGCCATATTAAAACTCCATATTTTTAATATAAGTTCCCCATTGATCTGCCATAGCTTCTGCAATACCAGGCCAAAATTTACTTCTAACTTTCATTCTTTCTTGTTTGGGTAAAGCTAAAGCATCTGCATACCATTTAGGATGTCTTTTACCGCTTTTGTATATAACAAATTCTCCCTTTCCAACAATATTTGTTGGTATTAAATTGGGTAAATTTTTTGTCCACAGGCAAGTAGTTTTTTGGGCTTCATGGCCAAACTGATATGGTTGAATTATCTGATTTGGTTTTCTTATTTTTGAGGAAATTATTGAAACAGGATTTTCTAATGCAATATATTTTATCGGTGCATCTAATAATTTTTTAACAAATTCTAATGCTTCTTCTTGCTCTTTTTGTTTATCTTTAAACCATCTAGCACCGCTTACTGCTAAGTGAGTGCAAGGTGGATGAGCTATCATTAAATCCCAACCATCATAAAGAATATCAAATATATTTCCTTGATAATGTTTTCCTTTGTTTTCGGTTGGCAAAATATCACAACTAGTTGCATCAAAACCCCTTACAGTAAAAGCATCTCTTACAATTCCGCTATACTCACACGCTACTAATACTTTCATATTAAAATTCCCAATTAATGCCTTTCTTTTCGTACACCTCTAAGACGGCATTTCTTCTTATCAGTGTCATAGGGTTAGTATCAACCTCTGATGAATTAGCTTTTACCACTCCAGCAGTCACTACCCTTGTTCTTTCGTACTCCAGGCCTTCTTCTGCACAGATGTTTTTAACCTGTTGTTCTTCGCATAAACCAATGGTAAGGCACAACCTGTGTCCGTCTATCAATGAGCTACTTCCACGAACGCTGGCTCTAAGGGACATTTGATCCTCTTGTACTGCCAATGCGCTTTTGGCCATATGATGCAAAGAAAGTACGGACGCTTCAAACTTTGATGCGATACCAGCACAGAACTGACAATACAACTGAGCAGCTTCTTGGCTCGTTGTGATAGGTGCAGCTACAAAACTTTGAATAGGATCAATAATTACCAAAGAAACATCATTAAAACTGGATAATTCTTCTACCAATTCATCTGCTTCTGGTGTAAGGGCTAGACCATTTTTATCATCTTTTAATAACATTAATGGTTTTTCTGTATCTGGAACTGTATAGACATAAGTGTCATACTCGGTGTCATACCTTTTATTTTCTGGATCTAAGGCCTTTAATCTTCTAAAGACTTCGTTGCTATCGTCCTCTGCCGCCAACACCAGAACATTGCCTGGTTTCTTTATTGGTTTACCTAGCCAAGTACCACGCCCAGAACTCACCTTTAACGCAAGATCTAACGCTAACATTGATTTACCTACGCCACCTATTGATGCAAGTATGCCTGGTTTAGATGTTTCTAATAATCCTTCAACTAACCAAGATCTTGGCGGGGGATCGCCAACCATTCTCTTTATAGAGAATTGTCGTATGCCAAGACCTTGATTATTTATTTCTAATCTGACTGCATCTAAACCATTAGAAATGGCTAGATCATTGTAATCACCAACGACTGAGGGTAAACGGATAAGACATTTATAATTTTGTGATGCGATTTCTTCTGCTTTCTTCTTACCTAGACCGCTTTCATCATTATCAAACGCAAGAATTAACCTTGCATCTGTTTTATCTCTGATGTTTTTAACGGCATCTTTACCAAAGTTAGCTGAAAATACGCACGCCACAGGTAAATTGGTTGCTTGATAGATACTAGCACCTGTAGCCATACCCTCTGTAATGACAATGGTATCCAACTTATCCAGACTGCGGTAATCCGCCCCGATTAAAAAAATGTTTCCTTTGACTTCGCCAGAAGAAACAAACCTTTTTTGCCCGTCAGCCTGGATATATTGGAGTGAGCGTATTTTACCAGATAGGTTATATATAGGGATAACTAAGGCGTTATTGTGCGTCCTTAGATTAAAACTTTTGATCTGTTTATTCTTGAGATAATCGTGGTGTATCGCTTCTGGATACGACTGAAACCTTTTTTGACAATCCTCTGCAACTTCTTCATATCTTTCTTTCTTTTGTTTCTCTGCTTCTTCTTTCGCTTTTGCTAACGCTTCTTGTAGCTTTTGTCGTTCTCCATGATCGAGTGTAGATATCTCCACAGATGACCATTTGTATTCCGCCCCCGTTCTCCAGTTTCCGTAAGTTGCGTATAAGTAATCATTAAAAGTATTAATAACATACCAACCTGATTTCTCATTTCCTTTATCTGGCCTAATTCCTTGTGTTGCTGTGACGGGTACTCGGACGAGTTCCCCGCTAGTATTTAAAAAAGAAACATTTAAACCTATGGATTGCATTTCTGCAATAAGGTCAGACTCATTTCCTTTATTTTTTTTGTATAAAAATGATGGATCAACAACCAATCCATCTTTACCGCTATATTTCGTTAGATCCATCTACCCCGTTCCTTGCCTGTTCGATTGCGTAATCAAGATATCCACGCACGAGCGAAGTAAACAATGCTCTCCTATGCTCTGCTTGCCATTCATGCAACGCTTTCTTCATAGTTTCGCCTTCACTCTCTTTACTCAAGCTAATATATTTTTCCTTCGCACGAGCGATCGCATGTTCCAATCCTTTTTCACTTATTTGTGCCATTTGCTCGAGCGTCTTTCCTTCCTTTAATTTTTCCTGGCACGCACGACTGCACGCACCAAACCACTTTTCATCACGATAGAACAATAGACCGCCAACGGGTTTACAACAGATACCACATAATGACGGCCTATCATTCCGTAAAGCATTAAAATGGTATTTCTTCGTCTGCCTCTGGGGAAACACCATTATCTTTTGCTTCTTCTTTTTTGACGGGGGCAGACTTAGCTTTCTGCCAACCTTTGCCCTTGCCGTCATCAATGACGAGATAGCCTTTCTCATCTTTTACCAGATTTGCACGCACGGACGAACCAACCAACTCGCTTGTGTCCTTGATCTTATCGAAGCCCATAGCTTTTCCAAGATTGGCAAGCGATTGTAAACCAATGCTTACGGCTGCTTCGCTCGTATCATGCTCTACTGTAAAAGTGTGATAGACCAGACAAGGCTGTTCAACGCACTTAAATTGCACTTTCAATGCAACCCAGCCGTTTCTGCCTTGTATTTCTTCGTCTGAAACATATTCCAATGTATATGTTCCAGGCTCTAGGTGTGATCCTAGATCGCCACTTTCAAAATCATATTTACTTAGATCCATTTTTCTCTCCTTATCCTAAGTCGTAAGATTCATAATCTCTGAGGTAATCTATAAGATCACCGCAGTCCTGTTTAATGACCACTAAACGATATAGTGTTTCATCAGGTAGTTGGGTGTTATTAACATCAATGCTATCAACATATTTGTTAATGACTTTAACTACTCTGTTCATTGACTGATCTAGTCTGTCTATCTCGTTTAGCCTAGCCATCTTTCTTTTCTCCTATCATGGCCTTTCTAATCTCTGACCACTCAAAAGGTAAAAAGTCTGGTAATGCGTATCTATTCTTAGCAAGATGTGATGGTTTTTCTCTGCAATAAACAACCGCATCACCTGCAACTGCTTTTGTAGTTAGTCCACCTTTACCCTGTTTTTTAACAGTACCCATTTTATAATTTGCAAAGAATACGCAATCTGAATTTTCCATAACAAGATCACATGCTTTTCTATGAAGTTTAGGCTCATAACGATCGTAAGGCTCAATCTCTGGAGATTCAAACCTTTTGATTTGATGGTGGCCTATTTGAATAGTAATCATGTTTTTCTTTTCTCTAAGTTCATTTAAAAGATCTAAATATTGTCGCCAATGTTTTAACACTTCTACATAACCTTTGCCGTAACCAGGTTGCTCAATAGATTTCCAACCATTTTCATCACATGCTTTTTGCCAGATCAATGGCTCTAACCAATCAATAGAATCAACCACGACTGTTTTATATTCGTGATCTTCGTCTAATAGATCTTGCAAATAACCAAGCACCCCATCAAATGATTTTTGAAGCTCTGTTTGAAATGCTTCTATTGTTCCCATTCCATCTTCTGTAAGAATGAAAACAGGATTTGGCATCTTAGATGCAAAAGTTGTTTTACCAATCCCTGCACCACCATAGAGAATAATCCTAGGCGGTTTCTGTTTACCTTTACTTCTGATATCCGCTAGACTCATTGCACCACCTCAACTTTATCTTCGCCACCTTCAACAGCATCTTTTAATAGATTGCTATAGTGTTGTGATAACAGTTCTAGTTTCTCGACTTCAAAGTTAAGATTACCAATTTGGTTTAAGGCATCTCTCCTTTGGTTATTTAAAAGAACAACTTTGTTATATAAAAGTTTGTTCTCATCATTAAGATCATCAACCTTATACTCTTTGCCATCTTCCTCAAAGGTAAAGGTCAATTCTTCTTTTACTTCTTTAGATTTGTCTTTAGACATTTTTCTCTCCGTTTCTAAGTTTATAAGTTTCGCAGACGCTGCGTCCATTGCAGAATCTACAGTGATCCCCAAACACATGTTCTGGGTTTTCTTCCATACAAGCATCTGCTCGTGGTTTCAGAAAATCGTACGCCCAATCAACCAAGTATTCGGCTGATGTGTGCCAAGTCTTTATGGCTCTTTCTCTTTTAACGCCTCTCGGCTGGACGATTGTTAGTTCCATTTCGGTATCTGCATTACCATATCTAGTCAATGCACCTAATGCATAAATCATTAACTGTTTATTGTTTTCAGGGCTGACTTGCCATTTACCAGACTTTAAATCTATAACTGCAATCTTATCTTTGGCCAGTATTATTGCGTCTGCTGTACCCCAGCAACTTTGTGTGATCTCTGGTATCTCTACTTTTTCTTCTATCAATAGTCTGCCGTTTAATTCTTTTGTTCTTTCTTCTACATACTCTGTATAGATCCTGGCACAATCAATCATGTCTTGATCTATTTCTATCTCAAAGTTTTCTATTGCTTCTGTTTTACCTAGCCAATAATCTTCTAAAGATATATCACCATCTAACATATCTTTCATTAATATCTCTGACATCTGGTGAATCAATGTACCTGTAGCTGCTGGAACACTTGCAGTAAATGGTACTTTTGCTGCTTCGCTAGGCATAGCTGGGCAGATCGTCCATTTGTCCGCAGATGATGGTGATAATAAAGCGTGTTTACTTGGCATCTTTGGAAATATAACGAGCTTGTTCCCAAGCAATTACATCATTGATATCAAAGTATATCTTTCCTGTAATTTTCCAATGCGGTGGTGCATCACCCCTTGATCTTCTATTGTCTATAGTCTTTTTACTTACACCCCATCTTTTAGCTAGAGTTTCAGTGTCAATAGTGTTATTTATATCAAAGGTTTTATTATTGTTTATTTCCATAAAAGTTCCCAATTTTTCCAAGATATGCTTATAATAAACCATATTTGCTAATTTTGGTAAGATTATTTAAAAAAAAGGGAGTTTTTAATGAGTATTGATAATGCAAAACCAGAGGAATGGAATGGGGCTAAAAAGGACATGGTTAACCACCCACCCCATTACAACGAGGGCGGACTTGAATGTATTGATTACATCAAACAACAACTAGGCGCAGAGTTTCCATCATATCTGGAAGGTTCAATTATCAAATATATACATAGGCATAAGTACAAGGATGCAAACATCCAGGACTTACAAAAGGCTAAGTGGTATTTGAATAAATTGATTGATTATTACGAAAATATGTAGAGGTATGTATGAATCTTGCAGACTTTGACGATCCAATCCTTAGAGAAAGGAATGGTAGAAAGGCTGTCTATATGGATAGAGATTTGGTTAAAAACTTTTTAGGTTTTTGCAAAGATCACAAAAAAGATCCTCATAGCGTTGCTGAGTATTTGCTTAGAGTGGGTATTCACACCGCTAGTAAAGATAAAATTTGTATTGATATAGATAGTTTATAAAGATTATTTTTTAATTTTTATCTAGGATGTCTAGCAGGTTTCTTACGGCATCATTATTCTTCATATGTTCATCAATAATAGTTATTTGATTTTCTGTGTGTGGTTTTATAAATACTATGTTGCGGTGTTCTAAAGAAACTAAAGCAAAGATATCTATTAGACCTTTTTTATATTCTCTGTCTTTAGTATGCGATCCTCTGCGAAGATCAAACCGCCAATTCTTTTTGTGGATTTCTTGTTTGGATTTGCTTTTGACTTGTACTCTGTAGAAAGTATCTTCGTATTCAAATATAAGATCAGCCAAACCAGCGTTGGGTGTAAGTAGTACATTATCTGAAATAAGCGAGAGGATAGAAGCTGTCAGATATTCACCCGATAGACCTATTCTATGGGTTGGATGTGACATGGGTTATTGAGCTATGGGTTGCTCCTGTGGCTCTGATTGAATAAAACCATTAATAGATAAAAGATATATTGATCTGCTAATAGCATCTCTTGAGCCAACATTTAATTTTCCAAGTTCTTCTAATACTTTTACAGAATCTGGGCTTGTAAGCATATTTGCTAATTTTCTGTTGGTTCTTCTTTCAACAGCCTCTCCAAATTTACCTGCAAACTTTACTCTCCACATAAAAGCACCGAATTGGGCAGCATCTTTTGAAATAAATCTTGGATCTGGTGGCATACTTGGATTATTAACATTTACTATTTTTGCGGTTCTTTCCATAAGATCGTTAAATTTTTTCCAACCCAATATTAGATTATTTGGATTAACTTTATTAGCTTCTGCAACTCCTTTTAACATTGCGTTGAAATTTGCTAACTTCGCCTCATTTCCAACCAAATCATCATAAAGGTTAAATCCAGCGGCAGGATCTTCTCCTGTTTTTTTCTTAACTAATCTTTTATTCACAATGTTTTCAATATAAGTTCTAGCAATGCCTGGAAATACATTGGGATCTTTAGCATTTAAAAGTTTATATGTCCTTTCTATATCAACAGCATTATTTTTCTCATTGTTCAAAACAAATTGTTTTATTGTACTTGGTTGTATTTTTCCTTTTGATAATTGTTCAATGTTGTTTATTGCTGGTGTTGTTAGTTCATCATTAACTGCTGAGTAGATTTTTTTTGCTTTTGCGTAATTCGGATTAGTTAGCATGATGTCTTCTAATTTATTCAACACACCACCACCGCCTTCAGGTAAAAATATAAATTGACCTTGCTTGTCTATATATTTTTTATCTGGTATTTGGTTTGCTCTGGAATCCTTAACTTGCTCTCGCCATATTTTAAATATTGAATCCAATTTATTGACATTGGTTTCAGGTATGATGCGTGTAGTGTCTATTGCTTCGGTCAATGGTTTTCCAGAGGCATCATAAATAATTACTGGCTCATCTTTTGTGGTAACTTTTTTCTTTGTTAATTGTTGTTTTAAAGTATTTAATTGTTTAAGTGTAGTGGTATTTGATACTATTGGAGATGTTGGATCGGCGATTAATCTATCAATCTCTTTAATTAAATTTAACACTGATTCTTCATCAACAAATTCTTTATTTGAAACTTGGTAGCTTTCTTGGGATGCAATGGTTCTAGCTTTTTTTGCATCCTTAACAACCTTTTCGCCAGTTGTACCAACTGATCTCCAAAAATCTCTTAAAGAATCAGGATTTTCGGATAACTCATTTAATAAACCTTTTGCAACATTTTTAACTTGTTCTGGTCGTTGTTTTAAATATGAATACATAATTTGAGATCCGCCCTCTGATCCATAAACCTTAGAAGCCAAAGATTGTAAAATTTGATTATCAATTAATTCTGCGGCAGTAATATTGATCCCAAGTTCTTTGGCTTGTTCTTGAAATTGTTTAGCTAGATCTATTTCTTCTTGGTCAACAGTCTTCATTGTCCTTTGTAATATTCTTTCAGCCCTTGATGGAGCTGTCAGAAGGCTTAAACCTATACTCGTTGCCAATGCTCCGCCTGCCTGTCCAGCAGGACTTACACCAGCTTGTTCCAATGATTCTTGTACTGCTCCAGTTCCAACTCCAGTGATAAGACCTTGCATCCTTCCGCTAGGGGTTTTTGCAATACTTAGGGTTGGCGCAACAGTAAATTCCGTCAAGGCTTCTGTATATCCGCCTAGTGGAGTTTGTGGTTCGTATTTTAAAAATGGCAATACTGTTTCTCCAGCCGCTTTTAACATTCCGTAAGTTGGATATGTATAACCACCTGGCAATGGCCCTCGTCTTGGGCTAATTTTGCTTAACGCATCAAAATAACTTTTTAAATTTTCTGCGCCAAAATACCCTGCAAGATCTGAAGGGCCTCTTTCTAACATACCAGGAGTTCCAGCAAGACCAGCATAACCCTTAAAAGTTCCAGTTAAAGCAGATCTTGCAACATCTTTTAAATAATCAACTGTGCTTGGTTTTGATTCTTGAACAACTTTTTCTAGTTTTGTTAAATCTATTTCTTCTTGTTGCTTTTGAAGCTTGATAATTTCTGCGCCTATTTTTTTTGCTTCATCAATTTTATTATTTTCGTAGGCTATTTTTAAACCTTCTTCAAGTATTTTTATATCATCTTGAATTGCCATTTTATTGATTATTTATTTGATATAGCTCGTTTAGTATTTTTTGGGTTTCTGCGCTTATTCCAGATGTTGGAACATCTCCACTATAAGATTTATAAAAATCTAAACTTGGCTCATATGCTTTTGGAAGTCTTTTTTCATATTCGTTGATTGTTTGTAATAAATTATCAATTCCTGCTGCAGGTTTTACAGATCTTTGAACATCTAAATCAATTTTTTCTGTATTAAAGAAATTTGTTACTTCAGATCCAAGATCATCAATAATATTTTGCAAAACATCAATTCTTACCAAAGGATTCCCCTCTGATCCAACAACCCTTAAAGCGTTGTCAAAATCTTTATCAGAAAGACCTCTGCCCTCTTGCCCCTTTGCAGCCGCAAATTGATACGCAAGATTTAAAGTCATGGTTTTTTGTTTTTCTGTTGCTATACCAGCATCGGTAAATTTTGATTGAAATTTGGATAAATCTGTTTCATAAGCCCCAGTTTCTTTTGCTTTATCTATAATATTTTTTGATCCCTGTATTTCAGCTAAAATTCTATCTGCTAAAGCTCCAGCAGATCCAGCAGCTAAACCACCCAATGGTTTTTCTTCTATTTCTTTAATTAATTTATTTGCAAGATTTGTAAAGTTGCCATAAGCGGTAAATCTTGATTTTACATCCTGTCTAGTTTTGTCAAAAAACTCCACATCCCCAAAACTTCTTTTTTGAGAAACAGTTGGGAGTCTTTCTATAACATATCCCTTTTTATTGAGATCAGATATTTCTTGTTCGGTAGGGTTAACGATATTTCCAGCAGGATTGCCTTGTGGGTTTACTATAGTAAAAATATCTATATCTTTTGATGCTATTTCTTTCTCTATTCCTGGGAAAACTCTTTGAAAAGATCCGTCTGGATTTACATAATAATTATATCCATCCGCACCCTTTACTATTCTTCTGTCTTTGCTTCCAAAAATAGTAGAGTATTTATCTTTAGCAGTCATGGCTTTTAAAAATGTTTTTTGCACATCAGGCAAACTCATCTTGTCTATTTGCTGATTAAGCAAAGCATCCATTTCTTGCGCTTTTCTAGCCTGAGTTTCACCTAAAGCTAACTGCAATCTTTGTGGATCGCCAGATAATCTAGCTGTTTCTAAATTTAGAACATCTGCTAGCTGTCTTAGTGATTCAAAACCATTTGCCATTACATTGCTACCCCTGAAAAACTACCGCCAGATCCACCGCTACCGCTAGAGCCACCAAAATAACTTTGCAAGTTAGATTGCATAAATGGACTACTAAGGATATTAAATGCACTGGTTATACCTTCAAGTGCTGATGGTTGATATCCAGTAGTTTTGCTAATTGATTGCGGTTGTGCGCTTACGCCTTGAGCTAATAAACCAAGTTGTTGTGGCCCATAAGCCAATGCTCTTTGGAACTCTTGATATGGGACTTCTAATGCAGCTTGCTGTAGTGCTTGCTGTTGTGTTCCTATTCCGCCAAGTAATCCCAATCTTCTCATTTGCTCTGCGCTTATACCGCCAAGCAAACCAGCTCTTTGTTGTTGAGCCTGGAGTTGGAATTGTGGGGTAAATTGTTCCATTTGCATTTGTCTTGCAATATCGGATTCAGCAGCTCTTTGTGCTTGCTCAAATCCTGCTTGTCTTAAACCAGCAGATGTTCTTGCCATTTGTTCTATGAATGGTCTTTGTGATTCTTGTTCTAATAATGCAGATCTTGAGCCACCAAAAGCTCCTGCTTGTATAGCTCTTGTTTGCGATAATCCTCTAGCAATATCTGCTTGCCTTTGGATATCAGCCATAGTTTGATCTATAACTTGTTGTTGGTAGGGTGATTGATAGGCTGCAATATCTGCTTGCAATAAAGTTGGCACTTGACCAACTGTAGGTAATGGTTGCTCTGCTAGTTGTTGTAAACCAGTAAAGGGATCATATCCCATTCCTGTTTCAAACAATCCACGAGTGGCTTGGAATTGTCTGAGTTGATCTGGCGTAAAACCAGCAACTCTTTTGCCTGTATATGGTATAAATGGCTGTGCAGCTATTCCTTGGGCTCTGCCATACAGATCCTCATACATTGCCATTTGTGCTGGATCGACTGTTTGCGAAACAGTTTGTTTCCCAGTTTTTGGATCAAATGCCATTTTAGCGGCTGCTGCGCCACCTAAAAATGTTCCTATTGCTGGTAATGCTTGTGGCATATATTCTCCTATAAATCCTTGCTAATTAGATATTCTTTTTTATAGCCTAAATGTTTTACTTTTCTAAACCAACCTTTACGACCACCGCCATAAATTCTTTTAATTCCAATTTCTTTACAGTAACTTTCAATACATTTAAGCATTTCTTCTAATTCCTCATACTTTCCACCAACGCATAAAATATTTATAGATTTTATTTGTGGAAATATAACAAATTCAGTTACTACGGCAGTTTCTTTTCCTGGCCATAATAAGGCTATTCCATGTTTTATTTTATCTTCTATATCGTCTATTGTATAGGAATCTTGATATTTCATAGCCTCTGCAATCAAAGGTTTGCATCTTTCCCATTCTACTTCCCAGGCATCTTTCTTGGGAAATTCAACGATATTAGTCGCCTTTTCCATATTCTACGATACTCATGTGGATATCTAAATTACCAGCGTGATTGCCTTGTACTTTAATTATTTCACCTTGATGAATAATAATTGGTCTTTCTAATAGCTCTGTAGTGCTATTTGCACTAATTACTTTGCCATTAAATAAATTAAAAGTATCTGATCCATGAGTATTGGTTACATCAATTTGGGTTTGTTGTCCTTGATGTTCGCACACTAAAAATGACTGAATAATAGAAAAGGTAAAGTCATCGCCAGATGGTGCGGTATAAACAGTATAGTCGGTATTAGCTAAAGTAATATTAATGTGAACATTCTCTGCTCTTTGGATATATTGTCTTTGTGAGGATAAATCCATTATCTTTTACCTCTAGCCTTGGTATCTATTCTTATATTACCAACTTGAAAGTCTTGGCTAGTTGAGCCTGTAACTTTCATTTGTATTTGTCTAGCTGTAAACCTTGCATCGGTATAGCCATCACTTTCAAAAGTAAAGTCGCCAAAGTCTGTTTCTGCACCTAGTGGTGTGAATTTACCTTTGAAACTAATGGTTACTCCTGGCAGAGTATTTGCTTCTTCGTCTGGAATGATTTGATTGACTTGCACTAATCTATCACCGCTACCAATTTCTATAGGGCCTGATTGACAGAATGGTACAGAGCCATTGATGTTAGGTGATGCTGAGAGTGTGCCTGATTCGTGTTGGTAAACAAAACCACTAGAATCACCAGCGATAGGGAAATTAAATGTGCCTTGGTCAATCCAGCATCCTCTATCTAATGAGCCGATAGACCAAACATTTTGTGCATAGTTCCAAATCACATATTTATTCGGTGTGTATTGAGATGTGCCTGATGGAAAGCCCCACCATATCTCATTAAAGTTAGAGTTATGTCCACCCCAACAAGTTTTCTTACCTGGTATGTTTAGATTATCAAATACATAATCGTGTACTTCGCATGGTATTTCTCTGACAGCACCATCAAATACATAAAAAGCGTTTTCACCCATCCATGCTAAGAAGTTACCAGTAGATACTACAGATCTTCTGCTAACGGATTTACAGTTTTGTCCAGCCTGTGCAATACCATATACAAATGGTGAGCCAGCGTAATACATTCTGTTGATTCCGTTTTCTGTGAAGATCATTACATCGGATTGATGTTTGATAGCGTATAAAGCTCTACCGCCTACAGGTACTTGTAAATCACCAGCAGTATTAGTGGCTTTAGATGTCCAGTTAGTTCTATCTTCTCTGTTTGACCAAGCTACTAATCTTGGATCTCCGCCTGATCCTATAGCAACCAAATGTCTTTCGTTAGTTACTACGACTGACTGGTTGCCTGTGGGTGCATTGGTTACTGCGGTTGCAATAGTATCTGGTGTGCCACCTGCGGTATCTGGCGACCACTTATAGATCTTACCATCGCCTGAAAAACAAAAGATTAAATCCTCGCCCCAGTTATCAAAGGAGAAATGACCTGAGTCAAAGGGTAATCCAGATTGGCTTCTAGCATCTCCGTAATCTTCTGATCCGTAAGTGTATGCACCAAATCCTAGTGGATCGTTGTCTGCATCACTAACAAAACCAGCAGGAGTGATATCTGTCCAAGTGCCATCGTAAAGCACATAGACTTTTTCTCTAGTGCCAACTGCTAATACTTGACCGCCATTATTATCGTTATAGGCGTACATCCCAATGGGTGCGCCATCTAATGCGGTTGGTTTTAATCTTTCCCAGCCACCTATAGGTTTTAGGTAGCCATTTTCAAAACGAACTAAATCCCCGTCAACCCAACGGCCTTTGTTGGCATAATCAGTTCCGTTTTTGACTATGCCTGCTGGTGGGGTGATTGGGAATAGTGCCATTCACTTAGCTATTGCTAGAAATGTAGCTATTACCTGTAGAAATAGCAGAGTTGTAGCTAGACTTATCTGATCCGTCAGCTACCACTTCTTCATAAGCCAAAATGATTTCAAGATGGTCAACATTACGCTGAACCATATCGTTGATTTCACTTTGCCCCATACCTTCTACATCCCAAGAGCCATCGTTTACACCATTTATCAAATCAACAGAATCATCTGCTGCTGATAGAATTTGTGTTACATCTCTTTCGATTTCCATTTTTTATTCTCCTTTTAGAATATTAATTTCACTTTGTAAGCTATCGCACTTAGCGGATAGTTCTTTTACAGCGTTTACAAGCATAGGAATAAAGGCTGAATCTCCTAGATGCTGAATACCATCAGGTCCTTCACGCCACATACTTTGTCCGTTTTTAATTTCAGGATGATTATCAATAACTTCCTTAACTTCTTGAGCAATAAAACCATGATAAGTATGGTCTTTATCCCCATGTACTGTTTGTTCCGAATCGGCATCATAATAATTTACAAACTCAGAGGATATTTCGTTTTTGTTTTTCCATTGATAAGTAATAGGTCGTAAATCTTTTATAAAATCTAAACCTGCTGTAGAAGTTTCAATATTCTTTTTAAGCCTTTCGTCTGAATGTGCTGTCCATGTAGTGGTTGAACCATTAATAGCAATGCTTACTCCGTTACCACTTATACCAAGAGTTGCGGTATTAGCTCCTTGTCCTAATACATACCTTCCTATTGCTATTTCGTTGCTTACTGTTGCTGACGAACTTCTAGCAAAAGCACCAATAATTACATTATCTCCACCTGTTGTAAGAGCGTTTTGATATGAACCTGCTAAATATCCTAAAATTGTATTAGCAGCAGCCGTTGTTACAGAGCTACCAGCATCATAACCGACTGCGACATTATCACTTCCTGATGTACTAGCATCAAGTGCTTGCCAACCAACTGCTGTATTATTTGATGCTTCACAAGACAATAAAGAACTTTTACCAACTGCGGTATTTCCAACACCTGTAGTACTTGCAGACAGTGAATTTTGACCAATAGCAGTATTATTTGTACCTGTAGTGTTTAATTTTAAAGCATCGTGTCCAACCGCCACATTGTAATTAGCTGTGGTGTTAGCCCCTAAAGCATTTGAGCCTATTGCAACATTAACAGCACCAGTCGTATTTGCATCAAGAGCAGTAGCTCCCACAGCAACATTATCTGTACCTGTAGTGTTTGCCTGTAATGCCCCTCTACCAACAGCAGTATTATAACCGCCTGTAGTAAGCCCATTCATGGCTAAATAACCCACAGCAGTATTTAAATCGGCTGTAGTACTACCTGACATGCAATTGACACCAATCGCTGTATTTTGAGTTCCACCTGTATTTGAAGCTAAGGCGTTATAGCCAAAAGCAGAGTTATTGTCTGCGGTGTTTGCTGACAAGGAATTATAACCAACTGCGGTATTATTTGATGTGGTGGTATTGGCATCTAGAGTATAAGTACCAACTGCCACATTAGCTGTACCTGTAGTGTTTGATGCAAGTGCGTTATAACCAACAGCAGTGTTATTTGATGCTGTGGTGTTTAAATCTAAAGCTGCCCAACCAACTGCTGTATTGTAATTCCCTGTACTATTTGCAGTTAATGTATAAGTTCCAAACGCAGCATTTCTTGTACCTGTGGTATTTGCTGTTAAAGAATTGTAACCAACTGCTGTGTTATCGGATGCTGTGGTATTAGCATCTAAAGCAGCATAACCAACCGCTACATTCTGAGTACCTGTAGTGTTTGCATAAAGTGCTTGAGAGCCGACTGCGGTGTTATTTGCTGCTGTAGTGTTTTGATTTAAGGATAAGTAACCTACTGCAACATTATTAGCACCAGTTGAATTAGCGTATAAAGTTCCATAACCAATTCCTGAATTATAAGAAGCAGTAGTATTTGAAAATAAAGCAAATCTACCAAGAGCAGTATTAGCATCTCCAGTAGTATTGGCTGTAAGTGCTACATCTCCTATAGCTGTATTATTATCACCGCCAGTAATCACACTATCTAAAGCCTGATTACCCAAAGCAACATTATTAGAGCCAGTAGGATAATTACCATCAAGTTTGATAGTTCCGCCATCGAAAGAAACATTGGATGATGCAGTAAGAGTGGTAAAAGATCCCGCAGCAGCAGTAGTGCCACCAATGACAGAGCTATCAATAACAGCTCCGTCTAGATTCATCGCTACGGATGTACCAGTGGAGCTAAAGATCGCATCTAGATCGTCTAAGTCATCGTTTAGTTTTCCACCCCAGGTATCGGTAGATGCTCCTACCTCTGGTTTGGTTAAGTTTAAATTAGTGGTATATGTATCTGCCATAAATCTCTATCCTTTAAGCTGCATCTTGTTCATCTAGTTCTGTCCATGGAGTGCTTGGATTGCTTAATGTTGTCCAAGTTGTACTTGTGGTTTGATCTGTCCATGTATCAGATGGAACAATTATATCATTCCATTTTAAACCACCAATAGCAGAAAAACTACTACTTTGCGATATGGTAGCCGATCCTCTGTCAATTTGTCTGCCGATAGCATCAAAGCCAGATACAGCAGCACATGCAGCACTTGCGCTTACTGTAAATCTACCAACCGCAGTCATTCCAGAGGTCTGAGCGCATGTTGCTGTACCTCTGTCTATTTGTTTACCAACTGCACTCATGCCAGAAGTTTCTGCGCAAGTGGCTGATCCTAGATCAACCTGTGTACCAACTGCGGTCATTCCGCTAGTTTGGGCGATAGTAGCTGATCCTAAATCTATTTGTGTGCCTACCGCAGTCATGCTTGATGTCTGCGCTATGGTTGCTGTTCCGCGATCTATCTGTCTGCCGATTGCAGACATAGATGATGTTTGAGCTATAGTGGCTGATCCACGATCTATTTGCCTTCCTATAGCTGAAGCACCAGATGTTTCAGGCATGGTAGCAGAGCCAAGATTAATCTTGTGGCCTACCGCATTAAATCCTGATGTTTGTGCAGAGGTAGCTGCACCTAATTTAATTACTACACCAACAGAGGTAAAGTCTGATGTTTGTGCTGATGTAGCAGTAGCGTTCTTTTGAACAGATGATTCGGCTGTAAAGCCAGATGTTTGAGCAGATGTAGCTACGCCAAAATGATATACGGGAGTTCCATAGTTGGACTTCCCGTATGTATATAATCCGTAGCCTACAGAGGCCATTGTATTAAGCTAATGTGATGTCTAAATCACCAGCATCAAATCTGAATACATCTCCTGAAGATACTACTTTTGAGGTATCTAAGTCTGCATATGCAAGCAAATTACCAGCACTTGAAGCATCTAAAATACCAACAGCAACTACTGTTCCGTAGTTAGCAGTAGCAGTTGGATATTCAATAGCTGCTGAGTTAGTAGCTGTGGTTGGTGATGTACCAGATACTGTAAAAGTAGCAGTTTGTCTTGCATAAGCTGTGCCTGATGTTGTTACTTCAGTACCACCACCAGTATCATCTGGTGCTACAGTATATAAAGCTACATACAAAGTTGCAGGTGCAGTATAAGAAACTCCGCCAAAGACATGATCTAATACTTTATCTTCTAAATAATCGCTAAATCCAGCCATTTATTTCTCCTAATTGTTATTCCAATAGTAAACATTTTTTCTTGCTTTACCATAAGTTCTTCTTCTTGGTATTAAAGATCCTTTGGCAAACTCTGCTCTCTCTTGCTGTAATCTGAGTTCTTCTAAAGATTTCTCAAACTGAGCGTTAAAGAGAGGCGCTCTTTCATCTTCCATTAGAAAGACAGAAGCGTGCTTTAATGATCCATATAAGTAAATATCTGGATGCGAAGCCAATACAAAGTTAGATGTATTAGAATCGCTTAAAGCATCTATCTTACTAAAGTATGTTAATTGTAATGTATATTCGCTATCAGGGGTAGGTGCAAGTTCCATTGTATTATCAACTAAAGCGTAATAAATGGGTTGACCAGTAATATTATTGTTAGCTTTTCTATAAACATCCAATGATTCAATAGACATTTGCATTAATGGTCTAAAGTCATTAGAAGTAATTTCTACATTAACAGCTTCTAACCAATCGGATGGTAAAGATAAATATTGTGCATCTGCGGTTGCGGTTGCTCTTTTGATTTGATCTGCAACGCGCAATCTTCTGTTTAATTCGGCTTCGGTATTGTCAATGAATATATCTATTTCAGTTGTTAAATCTGATCTGTTTAGATAATTCGCTATGTTTGTTTTTAATTCGCTGTATGTCATAGTTTACCTTGCCATGTTCTAAATACTTTATTGTCTGAATTGTTTAGCCATTTCTTCCATGCTTTCATATCGTTAGCCCATCCTTCGCGACAAGCTCTTTGATAAACCACCAATGGGACTTCTGCAACATGACGGAAGTCTTTGCCTGGTTTCACATATTCTGCAATGTTTTTACAATGCTCTATGACTGGCTGAACATCCTGTTTGGTGTGATACACAAGTTTATCATCTTCTGTGGCAAATTCGTGTGTATAACCAGTCTTATGATCTATTAATGTTTTTCTAGCCATATTGCTTTTCTAAAAATTCAACAACTTTAATTTTATCATTGACTTCGGCTATTTGACTAATAATTTTATCTAAGTATTCGGTAAAGTTTGTGTGTTCTGGTAGTGAGTTTGGATTATCTAAATAAATTTCTAAGTCTAAAGATAGTTTAGATAATTCACCTTGTAGGTGAGATTTGTAAGATTTGAGGATATTTATTTTATCCATAAAAAAAGGTGGGGTAGAAATTAATCTAGCCCCACCTCATCCCGATCAATTAAGATACATTAAGGTCTGCAACAATACCATGGGCAGCTTCGTTGGATACTTCTAATCCATACTCAACTACAATCATTTTGGTCATAGCATCGCCTATTGTTGAGATATCAATAGTTTTGAAATCTCTTAGGTAAGATACTTTTGCAAATTCAGGATCAACTAAGAGGAGTGATCTTTCTCTTGATCTGTTTGATGGAACGATTTTGAGTTCACCAAAGTCAGATGAATAGATAGACACTGAAGCCTCTACTGTATTTGAATCTACAAATTGTCTTGCTTGTGTTCTACCTGTGAAACCAGAAATAACTTGTTTGTTATGTGGGCCACAAATAGCCAATGATGGTTCGCCACCATTAGTGAAGCATAGTTGTAGAACATCTTTAAGTAGATCTTCAGTTAGATCTCTTTGTGTTCCGTCAGTTGGAGCAGCTCCGCCACCTGTTGAAGCACCGCCAGATCCTCTTGAATCGTTTGAAGTGATCCAAGACTCGAAACCGCCAGTTACCCTTGCAGTTGAGGCATCGCCAGTTGTTTTAGCTCCTTTCTGACATAGAGCTTCTTCCATATCTCTCTTAAGAGCTTTAGACATAATAGCAAGCTGATGAGCCATTTCTGACTTTTTACCTGCTGGATCTGAACTCTCTTGAGATCCTGTTACTGTTGCATCTCTTTTTGAGATCATACATACATTACTTTGCCTTACAGTAGCTGTAGAAGCTGCTCTTGAAAGTTCAAAACCTTCAAGTTCGCCACTTGCGCTTGGTGTAGGTAAAGATTCGGTTTGCCAATCAAACACCACATTTTTAACACTTCTTTTGCCGATTGAGGACATAAAGGGAGTTTGCATTGGGGAGATGTTGTAAATGATATTACTTAAATCTTCCCTGTCAGCAGTTGCGGTGTAAGTATCAAAAGCGTTAGTTACTTTTGCCATGAGTTTACTCCTATATAAAAATTACTTTAACATTTGTTCAAAAACTTTGGCTGCATCTGATGTTTTACCAGTTTTAGCCAACCTTTGTTTTGCTCTCTTTGCTGGTGCTACCGATTTAGTTTTAGTAACTGCGCCTGGTCTAGCAACACGAGCTGGTGCTTTTTCGGTTGGTTTCTTCTTAGTTGCTTCAACAGTTTTGTTGTTCAACCAAGCGTTCCTCAAACCAAGCAAAGCTCTATAGTCGTAGATTGAATCCATTTCTTGTACTGTGTAGCCAAGAGTGTTGATTCCGTAATCGCGAATAGCTAACTTTTCTTGTTGGGCGATTTCTGGATTCTTCCATTCAGGAACAATCTCAAGAAGTTTTTGTTGTCCGTATTCTACGAACTTAGCTAATTGCTCTTGCTGTTTTGCAGCAGCTTCTTGTTGAAGCCTTTGGTTTTCAGCTTGAGTAGCTTTTAACTTCTCTTTTCTTTCATCCCAAAGTTGCTTTTCACGAACATAACCAACAGGATCATCTTCGTACAACCTGTTCCAATCAGGCTCGTTTCCTAAGTCAGCACTTAATTGTGCTTCTAATTTAGGTAACAACTGAGCATAGATTGCATCTCTTTGCGCTAACTCTTGTTGCTGTTGCTCAATAATTTTTCGTTGTTGAGCTAGCTCTTGAGTTTTGCGCGTGTAATCTTGCTGACGAGAATACCCGCTTTGGAGTTCATCTAGCGTGACCTCAACTTCTTCTCCGTCAATCTTGACTTTGTAAGAAGTGGGTTGCTCTACTACATCCTCAACCTCGTTTTGTTCTTCATCATCAAATTCATCATCGTAATCAAAGTCGTCATCTGCTTCGGTATCTTCTTCTTCAAGTTCAACTTCTTCAGGTAACTCATCTTCTTCGATGATTTCTTCTACTTCGTTTATATCGACTTCTTCAACTGTATCCTCTGGGGGAGTTAAGAAACTCTCAAAAGCTGAAGTAGCTTTTTCATTATCAGTTTGTAAAGCAGTCGGTTTTTCCGTTATTGCCATAAAATACTCCTATATTGTATTTTTATAGTATTTTATACGAATTGTTTATAAAAAGGAAAGTTTTAGGCTATGTTGCGAATCTTGTTTATATAAGATTGGGTGAGTTTACCCTTTTCAGCCATTATTCTTAGATGTTTTTCTATTTCAGATAATAATAAAACAGACTTATGTAAATGTTCTCTACTATTCACATTATCTATATCTTGGTCTTTTAACCAAGCATCAATATAAGTTTGTTTTAAGTTTTCTAAAACTTCTTTAAATATTTCTGAGTTTAGTATTTGTTGAGCTTGTTCGGCCTTGACCGCTTCTTCGTGTGTTATAGACATTAACTAAAAAATCCTAATGGTTTAGGTAGGTTTGGAATTTTTGATGTTGGTACGCTTTCTAATGCAGCTAGTCTTGCCTCTATATCAGAAAGACTTACCTGTGGAATACCAGCGATTGCTCTGTTTATGTCCTGTTGAGTTACGAATCGTGATACATCAGGCATTTGCACTTGAGGTAATGATCCTAGAATATCTGATCTTAGACCGCCAATATCTTCTTGTGTTACAAATCGTGATGTATCTGGCATCCTTACTTGCGGTAAAGATCCAAGTATATCTGATCTTAAACCAGTAATATCCTGTTCAGTTAAAAATTTAGATGTATCTATTTTAGGAATGTTTAAAGGTATATCTTTTAACAAAGATGGTAATTCCTCTCTGCCAACAAATTGAGAAACATCTACTTGTGGTGCTTGCGGTAAACCAGCAAGAATGTTTGGTAATTCTTCTCTACCAATAAACTTTGAGGTATCTATTTGTGGAATGTCAAATTCTGGGATAGATGGAACAAAAGATGGTAATTCTTCTCTAGTTACAAATTTAGAAACATCTATTTCAGGTATGCTTAATGATTCTCTTAAGCTCTTAGTTACATCTTTTGGTATTTCTATTTTAGAAAAATCTATATTAGAAAAATCAAATTGTGGTATTTGTCCAAAGAAATTTGGTAAAACATCTGGAAAAAACTTTTGCGCTGATGGAATAAATCTTTCAGGCATTGGTGTTCCAGTTGGCGCGTAAGGCATCATTGGCTCGCTTGGTTGAGCTACCTGTCCTGTTGTAGCAGGTGGTGTAGGAAATACTGGTGCTACATCTCTTGGTAAATTAACAACATTAAGATCAGCTTGTGTATAACCGCCAGGTTGCTCTGGTGAAAAACTCATGCCAGGTGCAACAACATCTTCAAATGGCATACCGCCCGCAATCGTGCGTGCGTAGTTAAAACCAGATGTATAAGTAGGATCAGATGCTGGTATTACATAGCTTCCGTATGCGTATGGATCTGCTTGCTCTTCCGTTGTTCTATTTTGCAAAAGACCTAAAATATTTGGAGATATGGCTTGGTTATTTCTAAAAAACATTGGCGGAATATTTCCATCTTGGACATAATTTGAAATTTTTTCTAAAACTCTTTCATCTATTTCACCATCTCTCATGTATGGATTTTGTCTTAGTATGTTTTGTTCTGCCATATTAATCCGTTATTAGTTTATCTATTTTAGCATCAAGTTTATCTATTTTGTCCATCAATCTTGAATACTCTAAATTATGGGCTTCTCTAGTTACATAATCTCTAGCTACTTCTTCTCTGGTTTTATTCAATAAAATTCCTTGTCTTTGGATTTCAGATTCGTTCTTTTTAATAGAGTTCCATATCGGAGCTAGAACAAGTGTTACAACTAAATTCCAAATAAATATCCAAGAAAATTCCATATTAATACCAATCAGTAGCTCCAGAGATGAGGCCTTGGACGACCATCTTCCATCTCTCCGATATCCAAATGTATAAATCGTCCATTACCTTTTTGATTAACTCCAATGCCTTTAAAACCATGTGCTATACCTTTGTACAACACCTCTAATGCTTTTTCGTGGCTCACAGCAATATCTACTGCAATACCCTCTGCGTGTGTTCCTGGCTTACTTTTCTTTGCTTCTATTGGATGTTCAGGACATCTGTAGCCAGATGATATAACTAGGGGAAATCCCAAGTCATCACGCAATAACTGTAGTTTATCAATTAATTTATGATTTATCTCATTTTTTCCACAATGTTTACACGAAAATTCTTCTAGCTTAAAGTTTTTCCAGCTCATTTTTCTCTGCTTACTCCCTTCATTTTTTCATAGGATCTTGCACCCGCAAGGCCAAGCATACCCATGACTATGGTTGATAATTGTGAAAAATCAAACTCTGGCAAATCTACTGTGCTACCAGATAAGACTAATATCCATTCTATTAATGGTGCAAACACAAAGTGATAAGCTAAAGATACTCCGCATACCCAACCAATAAATGGTCGCCATCCAGCTACAAAAATAGATTTATGAGCAGCCTCTTGTTGATTAACTTTTATTTGTGCAAGGTTAGCCTCTTGGATGGACATTAATAATTCGTGTTCTAGTTTTTGTTTTAGATCTTTGTCAGCGACAAACTTATCTAATATCTTGCTGACTGGCTCAATAAATTTATCAATCATTTGCCTTGCCCTCTATAAAGTTTATAAGATCTTTTTTTGTGTTTATTCATAGTAGCCATAGACTTAGGGTTTCTACCAATAGAAGTTCCTTTGTTGATATGATTGATGCTTTGTATTACTTTTGCTTTAGCCATTACTTTCTTGGGCTACCACCAACATATAAACCAAACCATGCAGCTCCAGCACCTACTACTACAGATACAAAAGCTGACTGGGCGTTAGTGGGATCTGATAAGGTCATAAACCATTCGGTAGTTCTGTAAAAAGCAACTCCATAAAGCGTTATTAATAATCTAGGAAATACTCTCCATTTGTCAAAACCTTCAGCTAAGTTATACCAAGTCTTTGGTTCGTTATGATGAATCTCTGTCTTTGTTGGTTCTTCCATAGCGTTCTTCTTTTTTCCAAACTTCTTTTAATTCTTTCCAAGTATAAAATTTCTTATTATCCTCGTCCCAGAATAAACCTTTGTAATCCCAAGGCTCGTGATTATTTTCCATCTTTCTTTTTCTTTTGAGCAGCTTTATTTTTGATTTCTAAATCTCTCTTTTCTAAATACTTTTTAAATTCTTCAAAACTTTTAAACTTCGGTTCGTTGCTCATGTAACTTAATAAAATACTCCGCATCTACTAATGCCAAAGGCTTAGTGTTATTTCGTTTTATTATAACCAAAGGTTCATAATCTTTACAGTTGCTACATGATTGTTCGTATGCCTTCCAAACATTAACTGCTTGTTGGTTTTTGCATTCTATTGAATAGGGGAATTGTTTGCGGGACTGAACGCCCATAATGATATCTTCGCCAGACGATCCCATAGGGCGTGATTCTAAATCTTCTTT